CTTTTAGTCAATATGCTTCGCGCTAAACGTCAGCAGAAACGTCAGGCGCGTCAACGCGCCACGCGAGCATATGTGCCCAAGCCGAAGGGCAATGTGGATGAGCGTAAGTACATGGGCGCTCCCACATACACACTGCCGGCTTTCATGGACGATCCGAACCGGGACGGGCTGCCGCTTTTTGCGGACAGTCCCATCCAACCGGGTACACCGCAAGGTGATAACAACCCGGGGTTCGTGCCGTACGATGAAAACTGCGAGTGTTGGCTGCGATGCCTGTGCAAGAAGCAGCAGTCGGAAGCTCCTGAGGAGGAGGTGGAAAAACCCGTTGGCGTAGCGGAGATTCCACAAGCATCTAGTGTGTCAGCCCGCAGTGGTGAGGCGGTACGAGTGGTCGTGCCGCTTGTGCACACGGGCTCCAGCGCCAAGAATGGCGAGCCAGTACGTGACGTGCTGGTCGTGCCCAAACGCTACAGCGATGCCATCCCGGATTATGTGGAAGGCCACCGCGTCAAGCCCGTTGTCGTTGAGGACGACTGGGTTGTGCGGTTCAAGCGGATGCTATTAACCTGTTGCGGGGAGGAGGACTTGGCAGCGGATTGGGAGGCTAATGTGCGCTTCCGCAACCAAGTGAGCCGCGAGATGACCTATAGTCGGGACACCGAGAGTAATGGTCCCGAGGTGGTGTCGAGGTCGGAGGGCACACACGCTGTACGAGTGCACCCGAGCTTCGCAGCGCAGATCGCTGTGGGGCTTCGCATGAAGTTGGGAGTCGGTGCGATGGAGCGCACCGCAGACAACATTGCACTCGTTCGACGCGAGATCCCTCGGATGTTGCGAGGCACTGATGTGCGGCAGATGGACGCTGCAGCGCACCTCGATGCCATAGAGGCAGCATTCTTTGATGACCATACCCATGGTCGTGAGGCTCGTTGGCACTCCCGTGCTGCGCGTAAGAGCTGGTTCGTACGGTGGCTCGTCAAGAACGAGAACCCACAGTACGACTGGTGAGGACGCCCAGTACGGAAGACTGGTCAGGATACTGTGCACACGGTACCTGCGCAAATGTTGACGTGGATCAACAAGCGTGGGTTGCACGGTAAACCTGCATCGCATCAGCTGCTCGTGAACCGTAATGGGCAGCCAACCAAGCCCCGCTACTACCATGTCGTAACGCGCATGGGACCCAACCACCAGTTGGGAGTGTTCAACAACAACGTCGCATCTGTGGAACGCGCGTTGCTTGAGCGTTACTTTATGTGCAAGGTGAATGGCACATTCCACAGACCCTTGGCCGTCGCTTCGGACGCTTTTGATAGTCCGTCACTTCGCGAATTCCGACGTCTAGTCGTTTCAGAAGTCAAGCCAGTAGCCCCCATCCTCACCCTACCTCAGGTAGTCGCGTGTTATACTGGTGGCAAACGCAAGATTTATGAAAAAGCACTAGAGTCGCTATACAGACGCCCATTAGAGCGCAGGGACGCGAACCTGCGCCCATTCACCAAATTTGAGAAGCAGGATCTTGGTAAGGCCTGCCGCATCATCAATCCCCGCGACCCACGCTACAACCTTAAACTCGGCAAGTATCTTAAGAAGGCAGAGCATCTGTACTTCGACGCCATCAACAAGGCATGGGGAGAAACCACTTCACACACTGTCCTCAAGGGTGTGAATGTGTACCAAAGCGCAGCAATAATAAGACAGAAGTGGGATAGATTTAAAAATCCTGTTGCGATTGGTTTAGATGCGACCAAATTCGACATGCATATAGGCATTGTTGCCCTGAAGTACGAACATTCGTACTATAATTCCACCTTCGAAAAGAGGGAGTTGCGCAAGTTGCTTACTTGGCAGTTGCACAACAAGGGCAAGGCCTATTGCCCAGATGGCACCGTACAGTTCCGCATGGAAGGGACTCGGTCGAGTGGTGATCTCAACACCTCTCTTGGCAACTGCATTATCATGTGCAGCCTCATCTGGGCCATGTGCCGTGAGCTCGGCATTGACGCCGAGCTGTGCAACAATGGTGATGATTGCGTGCTGATCATGGAGAGTGAGGATCAGCAGCAGTTTATGTCACGTGTTGGCGATTGGTTCGCGAAGTACGGCCTCCGAATGGAGGTTGAAGCTCCGGTGCACGATTTCGAGAAGATCGTCTTTTGTCAGTCCTCGCCCTGTTGGGATGGAAAGGGCTGGCGAATGGTACGCGATGTACGCACCTGCATGAAGAAGGACCCAATGTGCCTGCTCCCGATCAACAACGAGAAGTCGTTGCGGAAGTGGATGGGCGCAGTGGGCGAGTGTGGGCTTGCCTTGGTGCCGGGCATCCCTGTCATGCGGGAGTTTTATGGGGCGTTCATACGTGCTGGGCTCAAAGCCACAGACAAAATGAAAGCCCACGTGTTCCGAACCACGTCCATGAGTGAGCGCATCGCAGGGGCGAGTGGCGATTGGGAGCCAACCCCTGAATCGCGTGCGTCATTCTACACCATGACAGGCATCACGCCAGATTACCAGATTGCACTTGAACGGTACTATCGCACGCTTAAGCTGGATACATGTGACTTTAGGACAGGGGGCGATGGCGAGGCGGAGAATTTCCCCCCGCCGTTTATTGCTTGCCTGTAGGCACCGGTATTAAAACATGGTTCAGCGAAAGCGTCAAGTGGTTGTTAGCCTTCAACCGAAAAAGGCGAAGAGCAAGAATGGAAGCCGCCAGCCGCGCGCTGCCACCAACGTCACCGCCGTTGGTAAGGCACTCCGCGCACTGGGCGGGTTGGGAGGCACGTATGCAGGAGGATTATTGGGCAACCCGGCCCTTGGAGGTGCTGCAGGCACCGGATTTGGCGCCATGGTCAGCAAGTGGCTTGGCCAGGGCGACTACACCGTTTCCAGCAACAGCCTCATATCTAGCATTCGTCCGGATGGGACTGTGCCCTCTATGCACAAGGAGGGGCAGTCCATCATTGTTCGACACAAGGAGTTCCTTGGGGAGCTCACAGGGTCCACGGCGTTCGCTGTGAAGAAACGCTTCAACATCAATCCCGGCGACCCAGGTACATTTCCCTGGCTCGCGGCGATTGCCTCACAGTACACGGAATACAAGGTGCGGGGCATGGTGTTCCACTACGTGCCGACCAGTGGCACGGCAGTGAACTCCACGAACCCCGCCCTTGGTAGCGTCATGATCCAGACCAGCTACCGTGCCAATGAGGCTCCGCCGGCCACCAAGCTCGAGATGATGAACGAATACTGGGCAACTGAAGCCCGGCCGTCGGACCCATTTTGTCATCCAATTGAGTGTGACCCCAAGGAAAACCCCTTCAATGTGCAGTACGTTCGTACTGTGAGCGTCCCCAGCACCGAGAACGTATTAATGTACGACCTCGGTGTCACCACTGTGGCCACCACTGGCTGCCCTGCCGCTGGTAATGTCATCGGCGACCTGTGGTGTACGTACGAGATTGAGCTGAAGAAACCCAAGTTGGCAGCCATCAACACTGAAACGGCTGCCACCGCAACGTCGTACGCACAAGGCGCGCTGTCGAACACCGCACCTCTTGGTGTATCCACGTTCACCTCTATCCCCGGTGTAACGTTCACCAACGAGGGCATTTACTTCCCACCCGAAACCTCTGGCAACTACCTGGTGTCATGGACCGCTTATAATTTGAGCGCCACACCAACCACACCCGCTCTCGCATTCACTGGCGGCGCATCATCCATCTTTGGTGCGTATGTCAGCGTTGCCGGCTCGTCCAGTTTGAGTGTGTCCACTGTAGTGCGGATCACTCCTGGTTCGTCGTCAACTGCCGTGCGTGCGTCGGTTGCCAGTTGGGCCGGTTCCAACATCATTTCTTGCCTTCGCATCACAGAATACAATTCCAATGCGACGTTTTAGGCGACACCACTTGGTGTCAAGGCGGCTAAGTGGGTGCGCAAACCCCGCCTCTCAACCTGGAAGTGCCTCCATGCGTTCCGCGGCGCATGGTGGGTTACGACAACACTGGTGTGTGCTTTAGAAGCCTGTTATCCCTGCAGCAGGCCTATGGATTGGCACACTCTCGCAGGGGCACCCGAGGGGATGGCACCCCAATGACGTGCAGTAGGCCCAGTGTTGGCTAGACCTTGAAGCGGCCTGGACGTTGCCAGACGTCCGAGAGAGAACTGACAAGCACAAGCGTGCACACCCTGCGATGGGGTGATGGCGTGTAGAGATTGGTCCCCTCTGCACATGTCTGCGAACACATTCACG